AGCCGACTGGCTGGAGAATATGATCTGGCAGGAAGTGGAAGCCAAGTATGACGCCAAAGACCTCGCCTATGGCAAGGGCGCGGTGTTGGTGGCGAACCGCTGGCGGGAAATCCTTGACGGCCTGGACGCCCTGCGTAACGACCGCAAGATGGCCGTCATCCTGATCGCGCATTGCACGATCAAGCGTTTCGACAGTCCCGAAGTCGAGCCTTACGACCGCTATCAGCCGAAGCTTCAGGACCGCTCTAGCGCCATCCTTCGGGAATGGGCCGACGCGGTGCTGTTCGGCAACTACAAGACCCTCGTCAAGAAGGACGACGTTGGGTTCAACAAGACTTCCAACCGGGGCATCAGCACCGGGGAACGGTTGCTCTATACCAACGAGCGCCCGGCCTACATGGCGAAAAACCGCTATAGCCTTCCCGACCATATCCCTATGGCCTGGGATGAATTCGAAGCCGCAATCAACTAAGGAACCTAAACCAATGCCCTCTATCGACTTTGACGTTACCCAATACGAAGCCGCCCCGCGTTCGGACTTCGCGCCCCTGCCTCCCGGCGAATATACCGCCGTGGTGACCCGCACGGACCTGAAGCCTACCAAGGCGGGCAATGGCGAGTATATCGAACTCACCATCGACATCATCGACGGCGAACATTCCGGTCGCAAGATTTGGGAACGCCTGAACGTCAACAATCCGTCTGAGCAGACGATGCAGATTGCCCGTAGCCAGCTTAACCAGCTTGCCACGGCGGTCAGCCAACTGCCCCTGTCCGACACCGACCAGTTGCTTGAAATCCCGTTCACGCTGCATCTGGATATCGACCGCAAGGACCAGACCCGCAACCGCGTGATGGGCTATTCGGCATCGGGCGGTTCCAAGCCCGTGCTTGCAAAGCCGGTCGCTGCCAAGGCTGAACCCACTACCAAGAAGCCCTGGGAGCGCTAAGACGATGGTCGCAGTGCCTGCCCCCACGCGGACGACCGCGAGCGAGATTTACGCTTGGTATGAGAGGAGAAAGGAGGACTTCCGAGATCACCTCGGCGCGTCCCTGATCGGGCATCACTGCGACCGTTATCTGTGGCTGACGTTCCGTTGGGTTGAGTTGCCTCAATTCAACGGGCGTCTCCTACGCATCTTTTCGACCGGCAAGCGAGAAGAGCCGCGCATTTACGAAGAGCTGCGCGGGATCGGCGTTGAACTGCATACCGAAGATGCAGGCAAGCAGATTGAATGTCGGGATGAGACGGGTCATTTCGGCGGTTCCGTTGATGGGATCGGTCAAGGCTTTCCAGAGGGGCCTAAGACCTGGGCCGTGCTGGAAATCAAGACGCACTCATCAAAGTCATACCACGAAGTGCGGACCAAGACCGTCAAGGAAGCCAAGCCCCAGCACTACGCCCAAATGCAGACCTACATGGGCCTCATGAAACTGGACCGGGCCATGTATATGGCGGTCAACAAGGACACCGACGAAATCTATACGGAATGGGTCCATTTCGACCGCAAGGTGTTCGAGTCCCTGATGGACCGCGCCAAGCGCACGATCAACATGACCGCGCCTCCAGGGCGCATCAGCGACGACCCGGCCAACTGGCAGTGCAAGATGTGCGACTTCTACAAGTTTTGCCATCACGACGGCCTGCCTGCGGTGAATTGTCGCACCTGTTCACATTCCACGCCCGTCGATAAGGGCATGTGGAAGTGTGGGCTGCATAACAAGTGGCTGACTGGCGCGGAGCAGCGCAAGGGGTGCGATAGCCACATATTCATTCCGCCGCTTGTCCCGGCAAACCCGATTGATGGCGGCGAGAACTACGTCGAGTATCAGGCCAAGGACGGGACCACGTTCAAGAATGGCCCTGGATTCGAGCCTAGCGAAATGCTGCTGAAGTCCGCCAAGGCCGCTACGACCAAGCGCAAGAAGATTGGCGACAATGGCGGCGTTCCGTTTGACGACCCCATCCCTTTTGAATGAGCAGAGCGTGGCTGCTTCAACAACACGCAGGGGAATGAAATGACCGGACGCATGAGCAGGAACAAGGGCGCTCGCGGGGAAAATGAACTCGCCAAGCTGCTATCGGATGAACTCGGCTTCGTCGTGAAGCGCAACCTGGGCCAAGCCCGCGACGGTGCGGACGACATCACGGTCGGACCCTATCGCATTGAGTGCAAGCGCCAGGAGACACTTGCTATCATGAAGTGGTGCCGTCAGGTGGAGGCTTGCTCAAAGCCGGGGGAAATCCCGACCGTTATCTACCGCCAGAACGGGGAGCAATGGCGCGTTGTATTGCGGCTTGAACACTTCCTCCCATTGCTGCGTGAGCATCTGGCAGAACTGCCATCGCAACCGCCTTCGCCTGAACTTCCCTGACCCGGCGCTCCCAGCCCTTGCCAAACGACGGCCAATGCGGGAGCGCCCTGAGGAACCGCAACCGCTCGCCGCAATACCGCTGAATAAGCCCCTCAGAAGCCCGTGCAGCGGCAATCGTGGCTGGTCCTATAACTCCGTCCGTCTTTACGCCTAAAGCCGCCTGTAGCACCTTACAAGCCCGCATGACGCCGCTATTCACGGCGTAGTCGAACACCGCGTAATCCAGGCCACCGGGCAACTCATCGCAGTTGCACTTGTCCCAATAGTTGCGCCGGTAGAGCGGGCCAACGTCCTCGGGCGTGAGGCGCTTCATGTCCGCCTCGGTCACGACATCGCCCGTATAGGCTTCCCAGACCTTCTTGGTCACGCCAAGCATGGTGGCCCCGCCCGGATCGGCGGGATGCTTTGAGAACCCGCCCTCGTGTTTGAGAACGAGTCGCAAAGAGTTAGGGAAGTTCGTCGCTACCATAGTTTCCACCAAGGCTTTTTGGGCTTGTCCATCAATCCAACCAATCCGGCGCGTTTGGCCTCGCAATCCTGTAGCGCGACCTCCTGTTGCACGGAGAACACGGCCAGATCGCCTATCGTCTTGACAGGTGTATCAGGACCGATACAGGGCTCACGGAACGCTTGCGGGATTGTCAGGGGCGGCGTCGTGCCCGCGCACCCGGTCAATGCCATCGCGCCAAGCAGACAGAACGTCGTCAGGGACAGGCGTAGCAGCCTTGGGCGCTTGTTGGATACGTTGAGTGGCGGCATTGCCCTTCTCTCGAATGATGATGGTTTGCCGGTTGTATGTCTCGGAAGCCTCCAGGGCGCGGCGTGCGTCCTTGGCCTCGGCAATCGACGCCTCTGCCCGCTTACGCTGGATATCAAACATGACCTTGTAATACCCGGCCACGATGAGCCCGAAGGCTACGACCACGAAGCACAGGATCAGGACATAGCGGTTCAGCTTCATCATGACACGATGTCCTTGACCTCTTCCGCCGTCTGGATCACTTCGCCCTTAAGCCGCGTAAGGTCCACCAGCGTAGCGCCCGCCATATAGACGAAGGCCAACATGATGTTGGCGAAAATGAGCCCCAAGCCAATCCATTTCAGGGCGTGGGGATCGTCCATCTTCCAGACCACGGCGGCAATGGCGATGCTGTTGACACTTGTAAACAGGAACGTGAACAAGCGCCGCCAGAACCATTGCACTTCCTTGGTCATGACAGGTGAACCAGCTTGTAATGCGTGGTGGCGTAAAGTTCGATCAGTTCGTCAATCAGGTTCTGGATGGCCGTGTTCTTCTTGGCGATCTTGTCCCGGTTCGCCTCAATCCAATCCATCTCCACCTTGATATGCGCCGCGATGTTGGTCTTGGGCATGCTCATGATGCGGACTTCCTTGATGAGCCCGAAACGGCCCTGATAGGACTCCACGATCTTGTCGATGATGTCGATTACGCCGTCATAGAATTCGCCAAGCGCGACATGCTCGGCGTAGGACTTCGTGCCCCAATGCGCCAGATGTGATGCGTTACGTATCGCAAAGACATGCGAGACCAGTTCTTCAATCATACCGCGTCCCCGCGAAAGTAGGCTACGCCGTCTATGACTTCACACAGTTCCGGCGGCAGGAGCATCCCGTCCTTGAATGTTAACACTGCAAAGCCACTGCACCAAGGCGTTGCGTTGTTCTCAAGATACTCGAACTGAGGCCCCAGGGGATCGGACAGCGTGCCCGTATCCACGCCCCACCGCCTGCCCGTGTAGTCGGCCCAAGGCGTGATGGCGAGGCGATGCAGGTGCCCCGTCACCATCGACAGACCGCCCTTCAGTGTATTGTTGTAGGCCGCGTGAACGCCATTGGCTTGGCGATGCTTGACCATGACCGACCCATTAAGGCGGATTGACCACGCCATTTCCCACTCTGGGAACCTATCCGCCAAGCGTTCCACGACGCCTTCATACTCGGCTGCGTTGACGACCATCGCCCGGTCGAAACGTGCGTCATGGTTACCGATATTCCAATCCAGAGGCGTCCCACGTTGGGCGGCGAGGGCAATTTCGTGCATCCGCTCAAGACAGGCGTCCAGTTCTTCCTTGACGGAAGGCGGTTGCCCCCATCCATGCGGGTCATGACGGCTGATCCTCGCGCCGTCGAAGATATCGCCATTGGCGATGATGCGGGCGGGCTTGAGTCGCTTGATAAGCTTCAGCAGCGCCTCATTGGCGACCGTGCGGCCACCCGGCCAGAAGTGGGCGTCCGAGAAGATGATGACATGCCCGTCGATCACCTCGGCGGTGCGCTCGCGGGTGTATGACCAGGACTGCGTGTAGGTGGTCTGCGAGCCGCCTTGGGGATTGAGCGGATGTGTCTCAAGGACAATGCCGCGATCCGCCATTTTCTTGCGGCGGCGGTAGACCTCGCGGACTTGGACGTTAAGTTTTCGGGCTACGACTGAGGGGGAACATTTGCATTGCTGCCAGACGGCGATGAACTCTTCGTCTGAAATCATGCCCTAGTTCCTCAAGACGTTAGTGCCAACGAGAAGCGCGCACCCTGAGACAAAGATCACGCCAATGAACCAGAACACCCGTTGGGCGACGGAACGGCCAATCTGCTCATAAACCTTGACGATGGCCTTCTCAGCGGCCTTGTCGGCAATGTGTTCAATCTCTGCGTCAGAGAGGCTGGACATTGGTCATGGCTTTCTTCACCCAGGATTGAGTTGATTCATCCCACATATAC